GATGACGGGGGGTGGGCCATTTTGCGGACCCTGTCCCCCCTCTTTTGAAGTTCAGAATGGACGAAATGGACGAAAGCTCGTCAGAATTCTCGTTCTACAACTTGATAGTTTCCAGTCAAGTTTAGTTTGAGAATCTCTTCAATCGCTTCATTCGTTGCTTCGAGTTGATCGGCTTCGGTGAGGTCAGTACTAGTGGTAGTGACCCGTGCCAGGTAGGCGCAGGTGTGGTAACCTTGACTTACATCAAACTTAAACCACTCTTCGAACTCATCGAAAGGATCGTAAGGATTGTCCTCGGTAGTGAGTGCTAGGCGTAGCATGGCTCTATACACCCCGTTTCAAGGACAATGGACAGTCGACAATGGACAAGAAGCTAGCCATTCAGGTACTCCCTAACTCTAGCTGTAGAAATGCCCAATGCCTCAGCGATCTGCGCTGTGTTGGCGCCGTTTGAACGAAGAGTCTTGATCCGATCCTTCTGAGCGCCTGCAAGAGGAAGCTTCTCCTTTGGCAAAGCCAGTGACTTGATGGTGTCAAGATCAGAGTTGGCTAGAATATGCTCCATCATCGAGTTAGATATAGCACCTTTCTGGATGGCCTCCCACTCACGAGGGGTGGGGACCACTCTTGTGCCTTCTCTATCGTAACCAAGACGGCGGCGGGCGGTCTTGATGGCCATGGCCTCAAGCTTAGCCCGTTCTTTCTTGGTCAAATTTGGATTTGATTCAAGCTTCTTCTGCACAACACCTTGTGCCACTAGCTGTGCCTGCCGCTCTAGGGGCTTCTGTTTGAGGGCCCGGTTTAATTTAGCGCGGAGGGTGGCAACTTCAGGGGCATAGCTCTTAGCAGCCCGGGGGTCTCGTTTGATGGCGGGGGTTGAAATGGCACGCTTCCTACAATCGTTGGCCATGGCCTTCAATTCATTGGCGTGCTGTGCGTAAATACCCTCCATCAGTGTACCAGAGGACAGCTTCCTAGCATCGGTAGCCTCAGCCATCCTGGTGGTCTTGGTCTGCTTCTTGACTAGCTTGCCCTGCTTGTTAATATAGGACTCGCCAGTCTCCTCGTAGACCCTGCGACCCGTGGCTGCATCGTATGGACCACCCTTCGCTGCACTGCGTGGCTTGCGATGGGGTACATACCGAACACCCTTGGACCTGGAAATAAGAGTGGCTGCACCTTTATCGGCGCCACCCTGGTACTTCCTCTTCAATGCAGCTATGCCGTTGTCTACCTCGGACTGTTTGTAGTTGAGATTATGCTTCTCGGCATCAATAACAACCATGGAGTGACGAACAGCCCGGGACAATTCATCGGCACTGGCACCCTTGAGAGTCATGTCGGTAATAAGATTGGATACCTTACCCATCTGGGTCTGAGTATCCGACATCCTCTTCATCCCAGGGTAGCCAGGATATGTTCTCTTGGGGTCGAATCCCTTCAATCCCTTGAGTGGGGCGGTGGAACGAATCCGAGTCTTCCCCTTGTTGGGAATTACCAGGACGGAGTCGCCATCAAAATCAGCACCGCTAAGACGCTCAGCGACAGAAGGATGGATCCCAATAGCATCCCTAGCATTGCCAAGAATACTTCGAGACTTCTTACCTCGGTTGTTAACAGTGAGCGTAGGAATCTCGAAAGTCCCGCCATGAGGATAACGCACGAGACTAACAACGTCACCGTCCCGATAGTTAGGAGCATATACCTCACCCTTCTTGAGATGGGGCATCGGCAATAACACCTGAGACGCTTGACCTGGGAGGGCCTTGGCCTTGAGATGTACCGAAGCCGAGTCGCAGTCATCAGCCAGGGACATGAGCATGCGCTTGCGAATAACGGGATTCGTAAGACCCATGATCTCATCGAGCTGCTTCCGCTTTTCGTCACGGACAGCCTGAAGCTGGCGCTTGGCCAACTTGGGGGACTGCTTGGATAAGAACTGTGAGGCCAGGGACTGGGACCATGAGTCCCACTTGCCTTCCTCATTCACAATATTGAGTGCGCTCAGTTCCTTCTTGCCAGTCTTCGGGTCCTTAAATAACTTCTGTTTAACGACCGCACCAAACGGATTCTCGGGATCATCCTTCATGGGCTTGAGGACCGTGTGGTCCTTGGAGCCCCGCATGGGTGTGCCCTTCTTCTTGTTGGTGTTGAAGACTATGTCCTTGCCTTTCGGAATATCATCCGAGTACATGGCCATGCCCTTGAGGTAGTGCGTTCCGTCGACGGAAATACGCACCTGGGCGTAGTTGGAGCCACCGAGACTGAGCTCTTTGACTCCACGGCGAAGCAGAATAACCCCGTCCATGTCAGTACCGCCGTCTTCGGCGTACTTGATGGCGACCTTCTTCGAAGATATGGGTCGAGGAGTACGAAGCCCGGTCGACAGCAGTCCCTTCTCATCGATGACTACACCGGGGGTGCGGATCTTGTCCCTCTGTGCATGAATATCGGCAGCTTTAGTGCCTGGAGGGGCGAGAACCTTGAGAATGGTGTAGTTATCGCTGTTGGCCTGCTTAACCTTGACGTCGTGAGTAGTATATCCCTGAGCCTTCAAAGCCTCAACGGCGGTCTTCAAAGATGTCGACGAACACTGGAGGTTCTGCTCGACGCCGAGTCCGTACTCGATGAACTTCTTCTGCTTCACCTCGTCGGCCAGAATATCCTTGACCCGGGTGATCTCGTCCTTGCGATATGATGCGTTGGGCTTGAGAAGCTCGCGAACCGAGGACTCGTTGAGTCCCATGCGTCGACCGATCTCCGTGTTGGGTAGCCCGGCGTCCTTGAGGCGAGAGGCTCGAGAAATATCGCCAGCCTTCTTCTCGGCGCGAGCGATACTGTTTAGAGCACGATACTCGGTGGTGCTCATACCCCAGGCCTTGGCAATATCGACCTCGGACATGCCTTGAGCCTTGAGCTTGTCTCGCTCAGCGATGAAGCCCTGGGCTGACTGATACGGATCCTTACCGGATCCCCAAGGGTAAATAACGACCCGAATGGCGCTTGGTGCCGTAGTGCATCAGCTCATCACGAGTCATGGGCCTCACCCCCAATGCGCTCGAACGTGTATCCTTTGCATGTGGGCTGTAGCCCTCGAAGAGTCTTCGAAACGCTACCGGGGCTTACCCCGAGATAACGATCAACGGCTCCTGTAGACGGGAATATCTCCCCAGTCTCTCGAATTCTTACGCGAGTGACCGCGTAGCAGGGTTCTGCGAGTCCACGCTCGAATGCGTGAATCATGTTGCCCGATCTAGTGGTAAGCTCGAGATTCACTATGTGGTTGTTGGTCTTGTCGCCATCAATATGGTTGACTTCCCATCCGTCGACGCCGCAATCATAGAAAGCATCAGCAACCAATCGGTGAACTGACACACTCTTGCGTTCTCCAGCGATCCACAGCTTAACTCGAAGATATCCGGCAGAATCGGGTGTCTGCTTCAGAACTCGGAACTTGTGTTTATCAAACACCTGTCCCCATGAGCTAATATCATACCGAGGAATACCTCGGGCCTCGTTCCACAGCTCCATCAGTTATCCTCGGACTTGATCTCCTCGATGAGCTTGTCAAACCAGACGATCTTGTCCATGATATGGGCGATGTCATCTGGCTTGGGGTTGTCTACCAGGATATCGTCGTTCTGGTAGATGCGGGTCTCGACGTTGATCTCGCCGGGCAGCTTCTCGTACTCCAGGCAGAACAGTGCTGCGTAGATGTGAAGCTGGACCATGTTGACGCGGGTCACTCCGGTCTTGAGGTCGTGAATGCGGAGAAGATGCTTCTTCTCGTCGAAACCGATGGCATCGGCGGTCCCGAATGCGTTCTCGCTGTGATATAACACGACCTCGGGATCAAGACCGTAGCCAATGGCGTCGTTCACGTAGGCGTTGAAGGTGGCCTTGTTCCTCGGCATCCGCATCTTTAGGCGAATATGCTCTGCGGCCAGGGCGTGAAGCCTGGTCCCCATCGCTGCTGCCTGTGCTGTCCTGAATGCCTCGCCCAGCTTCTCGTCGTCGTAGTTGACCCAACTGTGCTTGCTGGCGCTCAGAAATGCGTGCAGCCCCTCCAGCCTTGAGTGTACGTTCCAGTTCATCGAGCGTTCCTTTCTCGTTCTCTGGGTATATGAATGATGCGAAGGACCATTCGCCGAGCTTGTCGATGAAATGATCCTGGTTCGGTCGATGAGCAGCATCTGCGCTTCTCTTGACCTCGAGCGCGGCCCACTTGGATCCGAATATGATGATCAGGTCGGGTATGCCCTGATTGTGGTTCGGATCGTTCTTGAGGACGAGGCAGCCAGGCAGGCGTTCCTCGATCCTGGATATGAGTCCGCGTTGGTAGTCACGTTCGAGCATGGGGTCTATCCTCGAATCAAGAATTATGCCCACGGCTGGCCGGGGCGCCGCATGTGTCGGTACTCGTAAGTTGTTTGAGTGTTCTATGCGGTGTTGAGGTAGCGTAGTTTCAGCCAGCCGTGGGAGCTATGGTGAAGAGAGGGGTCGAAAATATAGAAGGCCCATCTCCTTCATTAGGATACATGTTCGCGACGCGGTCTATTGTACATGTCGTTGAGACTTGTATCGGGACTGCATGTACAATACAGTGCATGTACAATACTTGGCCAGTGGCCAGGCGAACCCTGTTTATTCTCTATATATAAGAAAATTTACTCAACTCCTGGTAATCAGAACAAAACTGGCCAATTGGCCAAATTGGGGGTAAAACCGCGGAATTGCAACGGAAAGTGGTGGCCAGATCCGTGGCCAACCCCGTTTCAAAACTGGCCAATTGGCCAAAAACTGGCCAAATTTGGGCGCACGTGTACAATACAGTTTCCGGCCGATTTCAAAACTGGCCAAAAAACTGGCCAATCGCATGCGTCACTCCAGTCACACAAACAACAGAATCGTTGCCCACCCGCCGCACCAAGTGGTACAACGGGTGGTACAACAATCACCTCAGAGACTCGTAGAAACCCCTCTCATTGAAGATCTCCTTGACCCGAATCGCCCTCGAAATGGCCCGATCGATGGGCGACTGGCTCTTCAGGTAGTAGTAGTTCAAGACTGAATAAGGAGTGTTCAGTCTGTCAATTCGCCCCTCACACTGCTCCATGACCTTCCACGAGTAGTTCTGAGAGAAGAATATCATCGTGTCACAAGTGGTACAGTTCCAAGCTTCTGCACCCGCCGTGTATTGCACAAGATACACCCATCGCTCGCCCCCCGGCAAGGGTTCATGCTTGTGTCCGTTGTACTCGGCGATCGGTATTCCGAGAATATCCCCCAACGACCGCAACATGAAGAGCTCATAGTCGAAATTATAGAAGACGATGACCCGAGGATGCTGCTCGCACAGTTCTCTCACCGCCACAAGTCTCACCGGATCCTCATTAGTCACTCTTCTCAAGACATGACAGAGGCCCCCCGCGTTCTTGATGGGCTCTTCCTTGTACGGATCGAAGCGGTACTTCTGGATCGTACGATATGGCTTCTCCTCGTAGGATACTGGGACGTCTATCCGCTTCTTAACCGTCTTCTTGACAAAAGGCATGTCCACCAGCACCTTCTTCCGAAGCCGCAACAACTTCCCTTGTCCAAGATATCGCTCAAGACGAGGATAGCCCGCTCTGTAGTTGAACTGGCAGTGTTCCCTCTCGAACTGGGTGCGGTTCTTGAAGAAGCCATTGGCGATAAATACCGGGCAGTAGTCCATCCAATTGTCCCCAGGCGTTCCTGACAACATAATCCACTCGTTACTGCGAGCCATCTTGACAAATGTCTTGGCCCATTTGCCGCTGCCGATGGCTCTCTGCTCATCGAATATGATGAAGGAGTCACGGATGTCGCTGTAGTTACTGATGTTATTCCACGAATCGACCGTCGTGTAGTCCGTCAGCCCATACATCGAGACATCGCCCTGCCAATCAAGATCATCCCTCTTGCGAGCAGTGGTGATTATATATAACCTGGGTCCTTCAGCAAGCCGCCTCGGAAGATCGGCCGGATGCCGCACCCCCAGCACTCTCTCAACGTAGTACTGGAGGGCGACAACCGACTTCCCCGAGCCCGGCTTACCGGTCAATATGCACCCATTCCTCAGGTTCTTAACAGCTTCAACCTGATGGGGCCACAGATCAACCGGGCCCAAAGATCAGACCCTCTTGATCTGGATGTTGATGAATGGTGCTTTCACCAACATATACTCGAGCGGTAAGCCCTCGTATAGGACCTCTTCCGTGACGGCGTCCAGAATAGACACCACAGTATCACCGTCCTTCGAGTAAGTACAGATATCGTAAACACCCTCTCCATCGTAGAGGCAGTCGGTTCCTCGAAAGATAGTCAGAACATCCCTCTCCAGTGGTTTCATGACGCCTTCCTAGTGAGTCGATACGTCTTGAAGTACGCATCTTCTGCCAACAAGGTCACATCCCAAACCGCCTTGTCGAACCAGATACTTTCGTACCCGCTGGCGTTGAGCCGGTATCCGCCAATAAACCTGCGGTCGTTAACGACATGGTCGGTACTGTCGCCGATGACCGCAATCGTTTCGAGTCGCCCTCCGTCATCCACTTCGAGGATCATGTCAATTCCTTTCTTCGGGTTTCTTCGGCTGAAAATGGATAGTTGTCAGATGGTTGACGTCGTCCTTCTGCTCCCACTCGCGACTTGAGAAGGTCATGACGCCCCCGTCAACTAACCGGAAATACCAGATGGTCCAACCGGTCTCGTCATACCCAGCCCAGCGCTCGGTGAACTCCGCTCGCCGGATGTCGTTCCCATACTCCCAGATCAGGATATACGGATCATGCCCGTCGTTGTGCGGACTCTTGTACTCACTCACCACAGAACTCCTTGGTAGATAGTTTCCCACTTGCGTCGTTTGGCGTCCCACGCCCTCCTCATCGAGTCGCTGTGAGACTCCAGGAAGAGATTTGAGAGCCTGTTATCGGTCAAGTCACCATTCAGATGGGCGACCCGCTGTAAGGGCTCCAGAGGGCCGTTGAAGGCCTCCCAGACCAGCTTCTGGACGTACTTCGTCCGTCTAATCCCGCGATCCCAAAGGGTTACTTGAACGTACCCGTTCGCCCGGAGGCAAGTATTCAGGATTTGACCGGTCGAGATACGCCGAATCCTACCGAGATCACTGACCTCGATATCATCGATGATGCTGTCTTTGAAGGTCTCAGTAGGAGCCAAGTCGGCAGTTCTGGGGGATTCCACTCTCCTTCTCTCCTTTCACTCCATCGACCATGTTGATATAGTACTCGACAGGCATGTACTCCTTGCCGTCCTCCTCGATGACGGGCATGTACCTCCGCCCGGTTTGTTCATCGACCTTGCGCTTGTACTTAGGCCTCTGTTCCCTCATGTATAGGTTGTCCAAGGAGAAGTTCCAAACGTCACCGTCCCTGTACGCAAGAAGATGGGCGTCGTCGCATTTGCCCATGAAGGCCTCCCATACAGCGACAGCCGCCGTCATAGACCTACTCTTTCCGTCGATGCGGAATGAGAACTCAGGACGGGTCCTGGTCGGAGGCATTGTGGCCTTAATTCGCCCTCGGGTATTCACGTTGAGCAATATGCCATCTCTACTGATAGCTAAGCCGGGCCAGCGCTCCATAGGCTTGAATTCCTCACTCAGATCCTTCAGATATAGGTTGTCCAAGGAGCAGTTCCAGGGATCTCCGTCTCGGTAGCACACCTCATGCATGAATGGGATCTCGCCATTGAAATAAGTCCAGACGATCTTGTAGAGAGGGCGGGTCTTGTTCGTCCCATTAAGGTAATACTTGATATACGGGAGGGCGTTCCTTCCCGGCTTGACACCCACAAGTTTCTTGGCACGCTTGCTGTAGACGGTCCCGTTCGGCCGGATCTCGTAGGCTTTCTGGGGAGGCAGCAAATCACTGAACGACATCAGCGGCCTCCTCCACTCCGAGAATTTCCTTCTTGTTCCAGGCGATCCAGTGGTCGCCGTGTCGTTCCACAGTATATACCTTCATGCCCAGTCCTCCACAATCGTTACGGTATCATCAGTCCACTGCTCACAGATGAATTGAGTGCAGGGGAGATATGTGAGTGTGTCGTCAGTCTCTACGATGACCAGCGCGGAATTGCGGTCCTCGGCGTCGCCTTCGTAGACCAGGTCCTTGATCCGACGTTGGGCTACATTGCCTTCGAGATCCTTAAAAACCAGTTTCATGTAAGTCTCCTGCACAAGTACAATACGGAAAAAATGAGAGTCATTGCTTGTAACGAGCGGTGATGACCTGAGATACATCGTCAACGTCGAACTCGCGAAGGTTTGATGAAAGGTAGTTGACGTGGCTGTCGCCGGTCTTAACCTTGAGGTCGCCGTACTTCGTCCAAGTTATCTCCCCCTCGATAGTAAGGACCGTGAAGTCTTCCTTCTCGATATTGACTGTCCAGATATCAGGATCATCAGTCTTCTCGACAGGCTGGAGCTTGCAAACGACCAGGGTCTCGTCTTCAACGATGTCGAACGCGCAGTCATCTGTAGTGGCCACCACCACCCAGGTATCGACTTCGTTGTCGGGGTCGACTTCTATGACCCACTTGGTGAACCCCGGTTTGTCGACTTTGATTGTGCCGGTGATATCGAAGACGTACTTATGAGTCTTGTCTTGGTGGAAATAAAGCTTCTTGAGCATGCGTTCGTTCCTTCTAGTGGGGATGGGGGCCCCAGGTCTCCCCAGGGCCCCCTTGGATATGGATGTCAGTGCAGGATCGGCTCGTAGAGGCCCCAGAGCTGACCCTCAGTCATGAGGTCAAACTTGTTGTCGCTACGACGGATAACCCACTTGCCGATAGCACCGGTGTGAAGATCGGCCTTGATGTCCTCATCGCTGGAGGCCCAGTTACGGACCATGCGGAGATTGTCGTCAGTGACCTTAACGGCCTCACAGACGCTACGGCGAGGGTTGAAGAGCTTGACTTCGAGCGGCATCAGAACGGAACCTCCTCGTCGTCAATCTCCTCAGAGTACATAGCCTCGAGCTCGTCCTCCACGATGGTGAAGAAGCCCTTGTCGAGATATGCCGAGCAGAACTCCGCTCCGGCCTTGGTACGTCCGTGGTAGGGACGGATGGCAATATCGGCTCGCTCGAGATCTGCGAAATCGAGGGCCCCGACCGTCTGCTCGTTCAGGAGCGTACGAGTACGTCCGATGATCGAGACGATCTTGGGTGGACGACCCCCAAAGTTGACCTTAACCTTGATGAAGGGGAGGGGCTCCTCCGTCTCGTCCCGAGGCTTCAAGGTCTTGACATTGAATCCCTCGGAGCGGAAATCGTCGACGGCGTCGTCGGGAATGATGACGCAGAACGTGCGTGCTGTGTTTCCGAATCGGTCCTGTGCTCCGGCGAAGTTGCGGAATAGGAGCTTGGCGTTCTTGATGGTGTAGGTATTGACTGGCATGCTTGGTTCCTTTCTATGGGGTGGTAGACTTGAACTTGGACCTGGTCAGAGATATAAGGAGGCGAGTAAAGATCGTACTTCACAAACTCCCCTCGAGGCGTGCGATACCATGGTCTTGGAGTCGATGGATAACGCGTCGAGCGTCCACCTCGTTCAGGAGAATACTGTGAATTCGGAATACCCAGCTCTCCTGCCCACGAGCTGAGTCTGCACCGATGTCGTAGTATACCTCTTTGATCTCCTCCTCGATCGCCTCGATCTTCTCAACGAACTCCAGGAGTTGATCGTCGGTGAGCTTCTCGAGTCGTGACGGCAGGAACGTGATAAAACCCTCGATACCCGCTTTGCCTTCGTGGCGGAGACGGATGGGCTCGAGTTTCGTTGGCTGGTCACTCATCGATGTCCTCCTCAACAAACGAGACACCCGTGATGAGGCCCGCCTGGACAAGGCAGCGCACGAGGTCCCGGTCGTCCAGCTCGTTCCGGCAGATCTCCACGAGTCTATCGATATGTTGGTGGCGCTTGGGGCCGTGGGTGCCGTCGGCGCAGAGCTCAAGCCTCTTGATTATCTCTTCAATCTCCTCGTCCCTCATGCTCTCTACCTCGCACCGTAGATGCTGGCTGTAGTCGATGAGGATATCGGCAGGGGTCTTGGCGGCATCGTAAACGGTGCTGGGCATTGATTCGTTCCTTTCGTTGAATGCCTGGATGTAGTCTTTTACTGAGATAACCATGCTCGTTCCTTTCTCGAGAAACCTAGAACCCGGGTTGGGTTCTAAGTGTGAGGGTATTCAGTTGGTCTTGAATGTGTCGCTGATGTTCTTGGCCATTGCGAGCATGTCCTCTTTCGTAGCTGAGGGCTGGTGCTGGTCGCAGAAGTCGCGGGTCGCGTAGTAGGCGAATACGGCTATGGCGAATCCAACACCCATCTCAGCGAGGTTGGTGAGGACGTACTGGCGGGCGAGGGAGGGGCAGGACATGGCGATACCTTTCTGGTGGGGTCTCATTATATGCCCTGCCCGTCTCGCGAATCAGGCTGCTAGGAATGTATCGGCGTCTGTATACTTCTGAATTTGCCCTCGGGCAGCGTCCACGAGTTCCCTTCCATATCGATTGTCCAGCTTAGCTCGCCAGTCGTCTCCGGCGTCTTCGTAATCAAGCCAGAGATACCCCTTGCAGCCTCCGACATCGCCGTACGAAATAATCTCATTACCCTCCTTATCCACTCGATGATTCTCTCGTACAAGCCGCCCTGCCCCGGGAGTTCCTGGGATAACAGGAATGAAGCGCCCGACGCGTCCGACGAACTTTCGGTCGTTCTCATCGAATTCAAGCAGCATTCGTGTAGTAACCGATCGTGTCTGGGCGACATCTTCGAGAGCCAGAGAATCTCCGGTGAAGAGAGTCTTGTAGACAACAGGTTCTTGGAACTGCTTGCCAGTTGCGTGCCAACCTTCTTTGTCGTGTGCGATATAGACGGCATCGTTGACGAGCAGCATACGATCGTAGGTCGCTTCGTGCTCGAATGTGTAGCCGTACTTCTTCCCAAACTCGAAGACCTCCGAAATGATGCGATCGTCGGCGTTCGGGATCTTGATCGAGTCTGTCTTGATGTGGGCAACGGTGTATCCTTTCTCCTGAACGAAATGCTTCAGGTCGACCATGAACAAAGCGCCGCGCTTGGCGACGATGTTGTCCACGTTCCGGGGGTCTCGGAGTGGGTTGTCGAATTTGGCGGCGGTGAGTCCGTACGTCGAATTCAGTGCGATCTTCAGCGCATAGGCCAGAGCGTCGAGGTTCGAATCGTCGTCCAGATATGGAGCCAGCGCCCCATTCAGGATCTTACGAGCCTCGTCGAGTTCCTTGTGCTTGATCAAGATACGAGCCTTCTTGAGCTCGCTGTATCTCTTGGTGTATGGACCGAACAGCTGGAGATTCTCGATCGATGTTGGGTGCATCGACGCAATATCCAGCAGGGCCACGTTCTCATGGTATCCAGGCTCGGCGTAGACGTATCCGCCCTCGCCGACCTCCTCGCCACGATATGTCGACTTGCCGTACTCGTACTTGTAACCGGGGAACATCTCCGACAGGTCCGTGTACTGCAAGTACTTCTGAGTGTCCCGCTGACCCTGGAATATGATCTGAGTGGTCAGCTTGTTGGTGCTGGAGTTGACAGGGAGACCCGCGATCGCAGCGAGGATCTGACGGGCCTCCCAGTCCGCCTCCAGATGGTCCCATACCTTCTCTGTGGCGATGACGTCGTTGTCGCAATATGCGGCGACCTCTTCCCACATCTCCTCCGGCACCGGTTCGTCCCAGGGAAGGCCGAGCTCCTTGTGGTGGATGCCCAGCTCGATCTCCCACTTCTTGAGGGATTGCTTCTTGGCGGCGAAGTCGTAGATATCGGTATAGGATAGGTTGTAAGCCTCTCGGAATCCCTCCTTGATGAGGTTGTTGATGATCTTACGAGAGAGGTGGTAGAGCTGGATGTTCGAGTAACCCAGGATACGACCGTAGAGGATATGGTTGTCGTACCGGCGGTTGTTGTATCCGACGAGTTTCTTCTCGGTAAGATCAGAGATCTCGTTCGGAGTCGGATTGATCATCCTCTGGATCTTGTTGGCGCCACGGACCTTCCAGTTCACAAGGAACAGGTTCGGAAATACCTCGACGTCGTAAATAATCGGGGTATCGTCGTCCGGCTCCTCATAGGTCTCCTCATGGTCGCTCTCCGAGGAGAACGGCATCTCCTGCACTAACTTGATGCAGTAGTCGGCCTGATGAGTGGACTTCATGGCGAACGTGAGAACCTTCTGCCTCATGTCCGACACGTCGTAGTCCATTCCAGACTCCTTGGCGTCCGTCAGCACCTTCATGATGAAATCGATGCTGGGCTTCGTCCCGGGATGGATCTCCTTCCTCAGGTTCCGCTCTATGAGCTTCCGGATTGACTTCTCGTTCTGCATGACCTCCTGTCGGATCAACGGTTTTTCCTTGACGGGGAGATATCCGTCCTCAACCGTGGTAAGGCTCTGGTGGGCCGTGCATTTGGTGAGGCGTCGTCGGAGGGCGGACTTTCCAGAGTAGACCTTACACTCGACTCCCGCTCTAACCATCCGGGATAACGCGGACGGATCGCCCGAGTACTTGTAGTGGATATGGACCCCGCCGCCCGACCGACTGAGTTCGGCATAGGAGGGAACCCACCTGCGAGCCTCTTCCAGACACTTGTCTCTGTCCTTGTCGAGGTCGATGTCGATGACGACGTCTTGCTCGGGTACGAGGACATAATGCTCCTTTCCGGTGTCCAAGTCTTTCAGTGTTGTGGTGACGTCGTCCCAACGCTTCGTCGGGAGGCCGTTTTCATTGGCGTACTGTGCCGGACGGTCCTTATAGAGCTCGTCAAGATATGACGGCTGCTCTTTCATTTCAGTCCAATCCGAAATCGGGTTTTCCGTCTTCTCCCCCTGGGAAAATTTGGATTTCAGTAGCCCTTTATACACCTTGCGCCGGCGTTCCCCGTCGACCATGATACGATCGTGAAACTCCTCGAAGTAGTCCCGGATCTCGTCCTTGAACTTGTACATGGGGTACATAGCTCCGTCCGAATATGCCTGGGAGTACTCCTTGTACATCTCGTAGATGCGCTTGAGAGTGACCCCGTCCTCATCGTCCAACTCGTCCTGATAGAAATCGAGGAAGTTGAAGATGGGGTTGGTCTTACTCATCATTCCGATGGGTTTGTAGTCGTCGTAATACGACGGGCCCTTGGACTTATAGAGTTCCACGCAGCGCTTTACGATAGATCCCCGTTCGTCCTCGAGTTGGGACATGATCTCTTTGTATCGACGAATATCGAGCTTTCGTCCAGAAGGCTCAACGTCGATAAGACGTCTCGTCAGTCCGCTCTTAGAGTCGGTGATACGGACCGGCAAGTTGGTGCCCACGAACAGCATCGCTTCAGGCTTGAACGTGTAGAGGGATTTCCCCTTCTCATTCATGACCATCGGTTCATGAGATACGAGACTATTCAGGCGGCTGTTATCCGCGATCCGGGAGAGGTTGCCGTCGTGTTGAATGGCCACTCGAGGATTCGATTTGAACGGCTCAAGGGCGAATTGGTCGCTGGGTCGCCCAAGAGCCGCTGCATCGAACTGACCGATATGGCCGTCGAACAGTCTCGAGATAAGGTTCAGGACGGTTGACTTACCGGATCCAGCAGATCCGTAGAGCACGAAGAACTTCTGGATCCAGGTAGAGTCTCCTGTGAATATAGATCCGATGCCCCATTCGAGTTTCTCCCTCTCGTCCGGATCGTAGAGGGTGCTCATGAGTTCCTCGTAGCCGGGGCATGGATCGCCGCTCAGAGAATATGAGAGCGTTCTAGTTGCGTAGTCCTCCCTTCGGGGGGTTTGGTCGGCGAACAGTATCTTGCTGTCGAGAGGGCGGTAGGCGTCCGAAAGTTTGGACACCCACGCCTTGTACTCGGAATATGTCTTGGAGTCGTAGTCCCCCAAATACCGCGGCCAGACGGACCCGTTGACTCTCTTCGAGGCCTCTTGAAAGTGACGGGCGACGTCGGCGTCCACGATACGCACCAGGTCATACTCGTCAGTAGTCCAAAAATGCGTCTCTGGATTGTACACGGCGTAGAAGGACTTCCCACGAACCATGAGATCCTTGAATTGGTGCACACGCCAGGCCGGCCGTACCTCGGTGGTGCCCGACTTCAGGGCTCGCTCCTTGATCTCGTAGAAATCCATTTGACTCCTTATATGTCGTAGTTCTCCGCGAGGTAGAGCTGCATCTGATACCAGAGCTCGAGACGGTTCTGGTTCGGGAACTCGGTCTCTCCGGAGAACCTAGGGACGGACTTCAGAGGGAATATGCCTCCACGTCCGTCGGAATCATACTGACGACTCATCCATCGGTCGATCTTCCGGTTGATGATTAGATCAATGTCGGGGTCATCCTCGAACTGGTAGTCCATGTAGTTGATACCGAGGTTGTCGGTCAACTCCCAGAAATACTGAGCGATGCCTGCTTCGTCGTCTAGCTCAAACGCCATACGATCGGCCAGGCCGAGGAGAACCTCGAGAACGCTGGCTGGACGCTTGAGAAATGCCGGTGGAAGCTCGCCGCCGTAGCGGTTCCGCCACTCACGCCCATCCATGTCCCGATTGCGGTCCATCATGAGGGAGTAGCAGAAGTCGATACGGTGGAGCTTCGACAGGAGGTAGTAGTTGCCGAATATGCTCGGCAGCTGGCTCTCATCCTCGTCCAAGAAGGAGAGCAGGAAGTCGAAGTACTCCTCTTCCATCAGCGGGAACCGGAGTACGAATCCTCAACGATCTCGAGGCGAATATCGTAGGAGAGATTGAAATTGCGGATGTGCATGACTGTGACGGTATCAGGCCCGAGGATGAGCTCGACGTCGCCGAGCCACTCGTCCTTGTTGTCGACCGTGATCAGATCCGTGTCACACAAGACCTCGTCGTCGACGAAATATATCAAGTTGACGCGCTCGAATCCGAATGCGCCCTCGTCGTACTCCGCCTCCGAGATGGCCCGGATGGTGTCTCCCTCGGCGACCTCCTCATCGTCCTCTTCCTCCTCTGGAGCATCCCCGATGATCTCGGAAATATCGTCCTCCATGGTGAACGGGCGATACTCGTCGTTGATGATCTCCTCGTACTCGTCCATCTGCTTCTTCTCTTCTGGTGTCTCCCGGACCTCGTCCGGAGACTCTACAGGCTCCTTCTTCTCGCTCTTCAAGTCCTGCACGGCAAGAAATGTCGCCGTGAGACCGACGACGAGCGCCGGTAGTAGTTTCACTTGCGTCCCTTTCGTTTAGTTGCTCGACCGATGGCGAAACCGACCAAGATCAGAAATGCTACCTTCATCGAATTGCCACCCTGTCAATCTGGTCATAGATAACGCCGTCGACGTTGAAGTCGAGGACGAATTTGGTGACCTCGCGTCCGAGGACCGGGTCGTAGTCGCGGTAGTTGAAAACCTCGAAGTTGCCGAACTCAACGATGCCGTCACCGTCCTCGTTGTCGTACACCCAGCCGACCACGGAACCGGCAGACGTCGGAGGCAGGCCGAGGCCCTTGTACACATCGTTCAGGAGCAGATATCCACGAGTCCGCAGGATGTCGTTGGCGTAGTTCTCCTGAGCATGGAGGATCATGAGGCTATAGTCCTCGTTACCCTCCCAGGCTTTCGCGTTTTGATCGAATACGACAGCATACGGCGAGACGCCGAGCTCACGCATGAACTCCTCAGGCTTGAGTTGGAACTCACGCCCCGTCTCGTTGTAGTAGTCCATCTTCGCCTTGTCAAGGGCGTTGGCGTCAGCCTCGGCGAGAATACGCTCGGTCTCCTCCTTACCGAAGCCCTCCTCGATACGGTCCTTGTAGTTGCGGAAGGACTCCTCGAGACCGGCGTAGGCCATGGACAGACCAGCAATCCGATGCGCAGAAATGCGGTGCGCCAGGATCAGAGAAATGGCTGAGGCCGTGCCCAGGCTCAGCGGCAGGGCATAGTGCTTGACAAGATGCTTCGTCAGGTTGCCCCAGGCACGGGCCTTGGCGATCTGAATCTCTCGCTTGTCGAACTTCTCCTCGTCCTCAGCCGCCTTGACTGTCGACAGCTCGTTCAGGTCCTCCCAGGTGACCTCGCCGACGCTCAGCGTCTGCTTGGCCGTGAGGACTGCGGTTGCGGTGAAGCCGGCGATCCCCAGCCCCGTCAGGATGGCGGGAGCGTGCTTGGAGACGATGAGAGCGCCCTTGCCGGCGAGGCGCGAAATAACAGTAAGGCTCATGATGCGAAGTACTTCCTCTCGTTAAGGCTCTTGTAGACTGCGATTACCTGACCGTCACTCATGCGGTCAACTTTGGCGACCCACGCCGCCGATCCTCCGTATGCTTTGCGCAACTTGTCGCGCATCTGCTCGACGCTCATTTGTTGTTCCTTATGTCGTTCACGATCGCTGCGATAAGAATGGCGTTGATGGCCAACAGGCCTGCGAATATGACCCAGACCGGCAGGGATCCTAGGCCGGCGATGATGAGTAGAAGAATGAAAACCGTGAGAAAGATAGATGTGAGACCGTAGACGGTTGTCATCTCTTCGTCGTTCATCGGACGTCCTCCGGTTTCGGTAGATCGAGAATGTATCCATTGCGGGAACGGACAGCGCGTCCGCTTCGGAGATCCCGCCATCCCCAGTTCTCGTCGGTGTACGACTGGGAAATGCCGGCCATGCCGTACAGGTCTCCCACGGTCGCCACGTCGTACTGGTCACAGATGCTGATCAGGTGGTTCAGGACATCCTCGGCCTCACTACGAGTTGCGAATATGATGGACTCGAGATTGTGCTCCCGACGGTCCCTCTGAGTGTACGTCCGCTCGGTTGGAGTCTCACGACGTCCGTAAGTCCGATTGGAATATGAGGTGTAGGTCTTGCTGCTGCGTGAGCGCTGAGGACCGCCGTCGCCTCCGAAGAGCAGACGGTCAATCCCTGAGGTGAAGATATCGCTCACAGCGTTCTTGATACTAGGCAGGGCAATATCCCAGAGAAGGTACTTACCTACCTCCTTGACGTCCTCGGCGAAGAACGCCTGAAGCGCCTGCTTCCCGAGACTGCCCTGGTCAATACGCGCCGGAGTCTTAACGACCCTCTCGACGGCGGGCTTGGTCTTCCGTGAGTTGGCGGGGAAATCGCCGCGCACGGGTACGTTGTCGCTCATGTTCGCTCCTTCTGATATGCGGGGCCCTAGGTCTCCCCAGGGCCCCGCTCGGGTTTCTCAGGCCTCGATCGTACGGAATGCGTCCGGCCGCTCCCTCTTGGCCTGCTCGAGGAGAGCCTTAGGCATAACACCATTGAAGAACTTGATGCTCTTCTTCTCGTCCTCCAGGAGGCTCAGGACGAACTCGTCGTAGAAGATACTGTCCTTGAAGTTGGCTAGAATCTCCGGCGACTTCTTGAACCGCTTGCCGTCAGACGACCGCTCGCCGTAGGCCTTGTCGACGATGGTGCGGAAATAATCGAACAGCTTGAACTTGTCCTTCTTGGTCCAGTCCTCGGGCTTGCGAGACATGAATGCCTGAAGCGTGTCAACAAAGCCGTCGGGCTCCGACTCCTGGAGATCGATCAGGTCCACCTTGTTCATGTGGAACCAGAGGGTCTCGGTGACCATGTCGCCGTCGAAGGTCTCGGCGCTGACGTTCATCTTGATCATGGATATGCCTTTCAGTCCATCGAGTTGAGAGTAGTGGCTGCGAGCGACTCGGTCTGCTTGACAATATGGTCCCACGAGGTCTTCTCGTCGAACTTGTCGCTCTTCTGGATGACGCGCTTGACTGTCTTGCCGTTCTCGGTGAGGGTAACCACCACGGCCGCCTGAAGCTCCATCGTTCGTTCCTTTCTGAAAAATGAGAAACCTAGAACCCGGGTAGGGTTCTAGGGGTGAGTAGGGTCAGTCGTCAGACTCTTCGACGAGCTCAGCGTCCACGATGTCGTCGTCCGAGTCGGAGGCGGGCTCCTCGTCGCCGCTGTTACTGTTAGCAAGGGCCTTCACCAGGACGAGCGCGGCGAAACCGGCTGCGGCGGGCAGCACGTAACGCGCACTCTTCTTGGCGACGGCACCGAGCTTGGTCCAGTTGACGGCGACGATGGGGGTCTCGTCCTCAACGGTCTCGGGGGTCGGAACGGTGGTGGCAACGGTGTTCTCGGACATGAGAGTTCCTTTCGAGTTGATGGGGTCTCATTATAGTGCGTGCAGAATTTGCGAAAGCCTATGCCCTGTGTTAGAGGGCATAGGGGGTCTAGTTGGTCGAGGGTGTCTTCATGGAGTCGATGGTCTCGGCAAGATTATCGGCGTACTGTTGTCCCGCTTTGTCCCCGACATATGTACCGAGGACACCACTGCCGAGTCCATATACGGCTGTCAATACCACTCCGGCTGGAGGGCAGAGAGCAGCAACAAGGGCTCCGGCGGTGATGCTGGCGGATGCGGAGGCGGCAAAGGAAACAACTTTGTATCCGGTGGTCTCTTTGAAACTCATGGTCATTCCTTTCTAGATGGGTCTCATTATACTCCTTGTTCTTCTTACGACAGCTTGAACCACTTCTCAGTGGGCTCAACGACGAAATCGACCACCACGACGGCCTTCCCGTCATCCGAGACCTGGGCGCCGTAGTGCACCTCTATCTGCCTCTGCTCATTCCACCCGAGCTGGTCGCCCAAGGAAATACCCTCGAGGCCGATACCGGCGTAGAACTCGTTGAGGCTGACGCACATCTCTCGGAGAAGGGTGTAGTTGAGTTCGTTGACGACACGGTCGATCTTGTTGACGGTCGACTTGAAATACCGGCCGCTGTAGGCGTCGTAGAACAGGACGTCGCCCTCGCCATAAACCAGAGCGGCTTCACGAGGATATAGGTCAGTCTTGGAAGCGGCCTTCTCGGAGACCACCTTCTCCTCCGGACCGAGACGATCCTGGACGGAAGCGCGATACCGGTCGTACACCTGGCGTGTTCCCTCGTAGGCGAGAAGCAGAGACGACTCGCGCTTGACCGAGATGCTGTGGGCTCCGATGACGCAAGCGCCGGTGGCCAATATGGCGATGGCTGGAGGAGCGTAGATCTTGGCGTAGATCTTGATACGCTGCTCCTTGGTGAGGCGCTTGAAGTCGTCAATATCCCACTCCTGCATCTGACGGTCCGCATGGACGCTCAGAGCGACTGATGCTCCGAGGCCTAGCAGTGCCAGTCCGGTGAGGATATGGTGCGAGTTGCGTACGACGAAGTCCTGAGTAGCTTTGACGAATGCGAGATTCACTTGCTCTCCCCCTTGGTCGTGTCGAGGTCACGCAGACCCCATATTGCGTTGAAGAACATCTGCTTGATTACCTCGGGGCTCTCGTTGGGAATCTTGACTGTTACTGTCTGGAGGTTGGTTTCGGGATCCGGCTCGTGGAATGTGATCTCGGGGATTACCGGCTCGTTCATGCGCGTTCCTTTCTCGAGAAACCTAGAACCCGGGTTGGGTTCTAGGAGTGAGTGTCAGTTGGCGGGAGCGTTCTGCTCCGCGGTCTTCTTGTTGAGGATCTCGTGGAACTTCGCTTCAAGCTTCTTGTCGGCGTAGTGCTGGAGAGCGAAGGAGGCGGCGAGGATGGCAACGGCGAGGACGACGCGGTTCATGGTGGTTCCTTTCAGATGGGGGTCTCATTATAGGCCATGCAAAATCCGCGAAAACCTATGCCCTCTGTTAGAGGGCACGGGCGTTAGAGACTGTGGTCGATGTGGGTAGGGGTAGTGAAATCCTGCTTCGAGATCTTGTAACGGGAAAGCACCCATCGGACGATGGCATAAATACCAACGCAGTAGATGACAGACTTGACAAGGTTCTCGACGAGGCGGGAGATCAGCATGATCAATCCTTTCGGTCTATAGGTCTCATTATATGCCCTGCTGATCTTGCGAAAAACCTAGAACCCTTGTGGGGTCCTAGGAGTGAGGGTCACTTCATGGTGGAGCGGTGTCGGAATAACTTCTCGATCTCGGCCCAATCCTCTTCGAGCTGCTTCTCTACGTCGTCGGAGTCCCGGGCGGGCTGATCTGAGGCAGACTCGAGGAGAGTCCGCTGGCGGCGGACGGTCTTCTTGAGCGCCTTGATCTGCTGGGCCTGGGAGTAGACGGTGTACAGAAACATGACGAAGGAGATGAAACCGAATGCGATGAAGAGGCTAGACATGGCGAATTCCTTTCGTGAGGGGTCTCGTTATAGGCCTTGCAAAATCCGCGTTCCAATTTTCCCACCCGGGAATTTTTGGATTTCGAAAATCAGAAACTTTGCAAAAAACCTAGAACCCTTGTGGGGTCCTAGGCTTTCTTGTCTCAGATGCGGATCTTGGCGACGAATCCGAGTGCCTTGGAGGCGACAGGGAAGATCTGCTCAGCCTTCACGATGGCGAGGATTCCGAGGATGGAGCCTGCGGCGCCCACCACAGCATCGGGGCTGGGGCAGAAACGACGGTGTTTTGCGTCTTGAATCTGCTCAAGCTCCTTGATGCTGCGGAGAGCTTCGCGATAGGCTTCACTGTCGGGATCCATGCCGTCGATGAAAGCGTAAGCCTCTTCGAGGGCCTTCTTGGTGTTCGGCTTGTTGTCGGACATGGTATTCCTTTCAAATGAGGGGTATCATTATAGACCATGTCGATCCCGCGGATCGTCAGACCTCGGAGACCTTCAGAGTGGCCGTGTCCTTCTTGGTCATGTCCTGAGCGGGGGTCTCCAGAGCGGCGTAGACCTCCTGGTTCTTGTGGTCCACATGGAGCACGCCGTCAACCTCGGGCTCGTAGTTCTTGGCTGCAAGACCGAGCAGAGCGCCCAGGAAAGTGTCGAGAGCGGTGATGGTACCCACAACCGCCTCAGTGTGAGGGAAACCCCACAAACCCGCCAGGGCGAGATACAGGGTGGCGAGGGCAGGAAGCAGGATCTGAGCAATCCACTTCAGAGTGTTGTAGGTCTGATTCGACAGCGACATAGCGCTTGTCCTTTCTTCGGGTGTCAGGAAAATGGATCGGAAGCCGGTTCACGGCGTCCATTACCTTTTCGGCAGTCCCGTTTCCGCCGAAAGTGTGGTAGGGCTGATACAGATACTTCTGCAAGTCCTCAAACTCATCGATGGTGATGTAACCACGGGACAGATATGCGGTTCCCATAGCCACGATCTGGTTGTGCGCTAGACCCAACATAAGCTGGGTTTTGGCATCATGCCTTTCCGCACGTTTCTGGAAATACGCCCAGAGACCAGTACTGGTGAGAACGGAGCCAAATATGGTGATCACCAGCTCCACAGTATGAGACATTTAGCCTCCGATAGAAACGATTGGGCGCACCCCGTACTTCTCGGTCCACTGGGCCCAAGTGATCCGACGCTGGTCGCCGTAGTACAGGCCGAAGTAGTCCTTAGAAATCTGATCCCGGAGCCAGAAGGACTCGCCCGGGGTCGGAATCGGGTTACCGACACGGAAATACGAGAACTGACGAGAGATCGGACCGATAGTGTGAGTGTCGCCGTTGATACGGTTGTGCACAAGATATGAGCCGAACATCTCGAACTCGGACGGAATGGTGAGTTGCGGGTACTCCCAGTTCCAGTCCTTCTCCGTGCGTTCCCAGGGGTTTCCGGTGTTCTCGTAACCGTGCGGTTCCATAACCGGGAACGTCCGGAAGTCCGACATGGCGAAGACCTGAGTGAGCGTGGAGAAACGAACCATGCCATTGGCATAGTCTCGTCGCATCTTGGAACCGTTCCAGCCGTTCTCGCACCATCCGGACTCGCCGATGTTGTCGATTCCGAGATTTCGGTCGCTCATGACCGTAATGCGATGTTGGTTCTCGCCGTTCGGGTAGTCCAACCATCGGTCGAAGTCGACGATAATCCACTTGCAGGAATTATCGTTGTACTGCCAGTAGTCGCCCAGCCACATTCCATCAAATGTTCCATTCCGAATGGCTGTCTTCTGGGCAGGCGTGATCATCCGGCCCAGGTTTCTACCACGAGTAATGACTCGCTTGAGATTCGGGTCGTTATTGAAGGCGTTGAGGAAGGCGTCCTTGTTAGTCAGAGTAATCTGCTTGGGCTGCATGACGCTCTCAGCCCACGGGGCATACTGAGCACCAGTCATCCCCCGGCAGTCGGTGATCTCGAAGGTGTCGTTAGTCTTGGCGCCCCTGGGGACCCTGACGTGGGCGATAAGGACTTCGAAGTAATCGGCGTTCTGGGTAGGCTGAAGAACACCGGCGCCGACTGTACCCTGCACAACACGGATACCACCGGCTCGGACGTTGGGCGATTTGTCTACCTTGAGGAATATGGCATCATAGCGATCACCATCCGTAGAGCCCTCATTGAGAACATAGACCTTGTTTGAGTCGTTCTCGATCCAGTGGCCCTTGAACCAGGCTCGGCCGGACTCGATGACGATATCCCGCCCGGAGCCCTTGCTAACCCGATAGCCTCGACCCCAGTTCTGGAAGATGCCGTCTGAGATGACTCCGTCGAACATACGGCCGAAGTCGTCCGCGGAGTACTTCCGGTCTCCATTGATGGAGACGAAAAATCCTGATTTCTCTGTCATGTGATGTTCAACCCCGGTTTCGACTTCTGAATATCGGACAAGGACTCGAATGTCGGGTAGAAGACGTCGCCCTCGGAGTCCGATGATGAACGGATGTACTCGGTCACCCGAGCGATGTCCTGCTGACCGAACTCATTTTGGATCTGCACGAAATCGCCCAGGAAGAAGTCCTCGTTGTAAGTGTACATGGACTGTTGAGCAGCTTCGCCCGAGAACATTTCGAGGGGCATGTGACGCCACAGTTCAGTATTACACTGCTCATGGATCTGGCGGTGAATCGACTTTGGGTCGTTAGGGAGAACTCCCTTAGCCCCCGTGGTATCCTGCATCATACCGTTAGTATGCTCGACAGAGGGTGACTTGAAATACCCTTCGCGCAAACCAAGTCCAGGGGTCCCCACCGTTACGGAGTTGTTCTGCATGGCGTTATTCGAGGCACTAGCGCCAAGATACTCTCCGTCGAGGGCTAGCTGTGTGGGGATTTCGAACTTAACCGCTCCCGAGAATATTTTGGTCCGTGTACCGACCTTGGACTTGAAGTATGTGGCCTTGGATAGGTTGTCATACTTCGGCGAGAATACTACGGGCGGGCGTTCGCCTTGGTTGAATGTTCGGTTTACGCCATTATACGTGTATCCGTACCAATAGTAAGGGTCTTCTCCGTCGTACTCAATGGCCCAGCCGGACATGGTTAGATCCGTCAGCTCTTGAACTAGCTTGTACCAGGACCCTTCCATACTATATGGATCCTTAGTGTAATCCATATACCGCCCCCAATTAGGGTTCCTTATCGACATGTCACGAACGACTCCTTCGGTGCTGACCCGGATGTCGCCAATATCCATCGACGAAACGGGGCGTCCGCGTCGAATCCCCTCGGGCAGTTCGTCGACCGAATACCACCCGAAGCCTTTGACATGACGCTCGTGCGACGTGTCGAGAGAGTCTCGTTGCTTGAACAGCAGGTTGCTGTAGTGCTTGATAACGTCCTTTACTTTACCGCGGGTTCTCTCCTCTTTGCAGAGGATCGTCCCCTCCCAAATCGGGTAGGGATGCATGACACGTCGGTCCAATATAGACTCAAGACTGCGCCCACTGACCGTTAGCATCGACTGCTTGCTGTACTCCGTGTTTAGCTCGATTTGCTCGATTATCATGAGCTTGTTCGTGCCCTTGGTGTACAGGTAGTAGTCGAGTTGATAGATCTTCAGGTTCTCAAGCGTTCCGGGGACCGTGAGTTTGAAATCGCCGAACCCGTGGAACCGCTCAGTCCAGATGATGGACTTGTAGTCCTCACAGATATGTTGGAGGATCATGGATTCGTCGAGAACCGCAAGGTACATGTCACACTCCCTGATAGAGAACGTCGGTTGCGAAATATACGTCCGTGAGAGTCGGATCATTCATGGCGATCTGGAACTCGTTGACGCCCGGCCTAAGCTTAAGCCAATCCGAGTTACGATCCAGTGCCGCTATGAACTTGTCCTTGCGGCCTCCTCTATCCCGGATGATGGACTTGAAGCCCACTCTGGAATTAACGGTGACGATGTCGCCGCCCACGATAGGATCGACGTGGTAGTACGTTTTGTCAAGAAATGCTCCGGTGAGTTTGAACTGGTCACCGGAGAACGTCTCGGTTACGGTGATCGGGAGCTTGGCTCCTGGGCGGAATGTGAAGACCATGGTGAAACCGGTCTCCACGTCACCGTTGTAGTCGATCGTAGCAGACAATACACCACGGTCCTTGCTGAACTCCAGTGATGGAGACGGCTGATCCATGAAATCGAATTCGAAAGACCCGATCTCTCTGGACCATTCAAGGTTCTGGGTGATCTGATTATCCGCGTCATGCCAATAGGCATCCGGGCATAGGAGAGAGATGTTGATCTCCTCATCCTTCGAGAATATGTCCGCCTCTACAGACTCGACATACCCCTCGGTCTTGACCCGTCGCTTGTCCGTGTTGACGTACACGGACATGAGCTGCTTGATCTGGAACCAGGAGTATATACGCTGCCTCGTGGTCTCGATGTCAGGCAGAGGCAACGGCGCGAGTTTGATCTTGAGGTTCCTCATTCCCGCCCTCGCGCCGTTGAATATGGCCACATCCGTAAGAGCCAGCTCAGTCGTGTTGATCGAGGCCTTCGTAGCCGACAGGCCGTCAACGGATTTGACAGCCACGCCCATCCCCCAAGGATCCCTCAGGGGTAAAACAACGCGTTGCTGCCGGTACGTAATGAACTCGATTGACTCAATCATAGCTCGTACATGGCTCCCTTCACCTGCTCGATCTGGTTACGAGTCTGGCGGTAGATTTCCGCCTCGGACAACGCCTTCGGCGAGTTGTTGTACTGGTTGAACACGAGACTTGTGCCCCGGTTGTACGTCTCGCTGGCGGCGGTGTCATTCGACTTTGCAGGAGTGCTAGTGACGGCTCGTTCAGCAAGCTGAGCGGTTGCCGTCGACGTGAGAGTGCTGGCGATCTCCTCCTGGGGGAAGAGCTCGTCGATGCGATCTGCCTGCTCCTCGACCTGCGAGAGGTCTAGAACCGGCTTGATCGTTGGATCGGCGTTCTCTCCGAATGCATTGTTCCAAATATCCTTCGTGTTACCGAAACCCTTGGAGAACGCATCCACGGTGTCCTGGGCCATGGTGGATGCCGCCGTAATACCCTGCTCAGTGTTCTCGGTGATACCGTTCGCAAGACCCTGCATCAGGAAATCACCGATCTCGTACATCACCCTCGAAGGAGAATGAATGCCGAACGCCGCTTTGACCTTCGAAACAACGGTGCTACCCATGCTCGTGACCGCACTGGCGATGGAGGAGAGCTTTTCGGTGATCGCATTCTTGAGGCCGTTGACCAGCTGAATACCAGCGTTCTTCATCTGCGCAACGCCCGTGGATACGAGAGTCCTGATGCCGGTGCCGATACCCCTAATTATGGCACTGATGAGCCGAACACCCGCCTGAGCCATAGCCTCGGAATTGTTCTCGATCGCGTCCGCAAGTCCGTTTATGAACTTGATGACGGTCTTGGCCGCTGCATCGGTGATTCTGGGCATCTCGTCGCCGAGACTGGTGATGAATGCCACGATACAGTCCGTAGCCTTCTGGCCGATCTCGGGGATCTTCTGACTCAGACCATCCAAGAAGGATATGAGCACATCAGAGCCTCTCTGGACCAACTGCGGCATGTTATCAATGAGGGCCTGTGACAAGGTCAGGATCAAGAATATGGCGCAGTCGATCAGAGCCTGGGCGTTGTCGTATATGACCTGGATGATCGCCAGGAGGATCGTGGTCATGAGCTGAACGAATGTCGGGATAGACTCAATCATAGCCTGAGCGCCAGACGTCAGGATAAGCTTGAGGTATTCGACGATAGTGCCCGAATTGTCGATGAGGACCTGCATGAAGTTGATGAAGCCCTCGCCGAGTGCCGTACCCATCGCAGGCATTCTCTCGATGAAGCCGTCGACCGCAGCGAGGAACGTCTGGACGCCATCGGCTCCCGAGGTCGACAGGTTCGCAATGGCATCAACCAATTTGGCGATACCCTCGGTCGCTAGACCGACACCCATACCGATCATCAGGATGGCGCCGCCCAGTGCAAGTAGACCGACTGCAGCGAACTCGGCCACATAGCCGACGGCCACCAGAGCGGCTAGCGCCAGGGCCATGATGGCGATACCCTTGCCCGCCGTAGCCCAATCCATCTCTCCCAGGACCCTCATGACGGGCACCAGGAGCGCAAGAGCAGCCACGGTCACGAAGAGTGCCGCCGCACCGCCGAGACCCCCACCGCCGATAGCGCTGATCCCCATGAGAACGCCTAGAGCCACTGACATCATGAGCAGACCCTTGAGATAGTCGCCCCATGGCAGGGAAGCGAAGCTCTCAATATCGCTGGCGATGAGTTTGAGTGTCGCCGACAGGATAAGGAGCGATAGGGCCCCAACAAGAGACTTGCCGCCCCCGAACTTGTCGCTTCCGAGTCTTTCGACGGCGACCATCAAGGACGCCAAGCATAGATCCATGGCAAGGATACCCTTGATCGTGTCCCCCCAGGACAGTTCACCGATCTCGGTAAGAACCTTCGCGATCTGGCGCATGGTAAATGCCAGAGCAAGGAACGCAAATGCCGAGGCCTTCTTGACCTTGACCGTACCCATCTCCGACATCATGGTCATCATCTTCATGATAAGACCAAGCGCCAAAACGCCCTGAGCAAGGTCGGACGCGCTCATCTCACCGAGAGGCTTGACCGCATAGGAGAGGAGAAGCACGCCGATACCCAACGGGATCGCCGTAGCAGCGAACGCTAGGATATCCTTGTTCCTCTTAGTAGTCGTCTCGGCCATCATCAAGAGCATCTTTATGACAGCGAAGAGACCGATGGTCCCCTTGAGAATATCGTCCCAGGACATGGTGCCGATGTTGTTCAGAGCCTTGCCCAGGAGAAGCGCAACTCCGGCCAATACGACCAGGGCGAGCATCCGCTTGGTGAGCCCCTTCATGTCCTTGCCTTCGCCGGAGCCGGACAGTTCGTCCTCCGCCTTCTTCAGCATGTTGAACATGAAATATAGAGCAGCACCAGCGGCTACGATCTTACCCGCCGGGATCTGGGCGACAACCCAGAGCGCAGCGGCCAGAACGAGAACGGCACCAGCGAGAATAAGGATGGTGGTAGCCTTAACCCGGTTGGTCGTGGCCTCCATCGAGTCCTTGAACCCGTCGATGACGTCCTTGACGCTACCGAGAATACCGGCGAAGTTGGATCCGGCTTTGCCCCACTCCTTGAAGGTGTTGATAACATTCCGGGCAATTGCGAGGAATGTGACCAGAGCGCCCGTCTTGAGTATGGCGTCGAATATGCCCCCATAGTCACCGTTGTCGGCCATGTTCTTGAGCTCAGCAAATGCGCCCTTGAACGGCTCGATGATGGCCTTGGCCGCGATGACGGCGTAGTGGCCAACAGTGGAGAGAACTTTGCCAATACCATGGAGGAGTTTGACGAAGTTGTGCCAGCCAGAGGTAGCCTTGTCCTTGAGCTCAAGGTTAGAGATGAACTCCTTGGTGGTACTCCAGCCGTACTTGACAGACTCGGCGTACTCGCCCATGAGGGTCTTGAGGTCGCTGAACGCCTTCTTGAACGGTTGGACGTCGAAGTCGAAGTTCAGCGTTGCCAGATTCTTGAGGACACCCCAGACACCAGCTCCGAACGACGACAGAATGCCGCCGAGGGACGACAACCAGGCAATATCGGGTCCATTCTGCATGGCCTCAGCCCACTCGCTGAACTTGGTGGACACCTCGTCGTAGAGTGCGGCCAGTCGCTCCATCTTAGGAGTCAACCAGTCGCTGACGACGATGGCCTGCTTGTTGATGCACTCGGTCAGCCAGTTGATAAAGCTGGTGAGCTTGTCGATCGCCGGAATAAGATGGTCGGCCAGGTGCTGCCCCCAGAAGTAGGACTTCTTAAAGGCGGACTCGAAGAGCTCGACGATCTTGTTCTTGAGCTTGGTGAACTTGGATTCGTTCGCCTCGGCTGTCTCGCCGGCCTCATCCGTGGAATCACTGGCGATACCGAGCGCCTGGCCGACTTCCTGGGCGCTCTCCTTGAGCTCCCGGAAGGGTCCAACGATGGCTTCCTTGATCCCGGATCCCGCAGACTTCAGAGCCTCCCACAGACCGTCCCAGGCCTCCCTGAGGCGCCTGAGACTAGGCGTGATCTCGTCGTGGAACCCCTCAGAGAAGTTGTTCCAGATACGCTTCAAGCCGGCGCCCGTCCAGGTGATGGCCTTGATGACGTTCTCAGCGACATTCAGGCTATCATACCACTCCTGAACAGCCGCAATATGATCCCTGAGTGTCGAGGACCATCCTGCGGTGTGCCCGGTCAGGTTGGAAATGATGGCGCCCAGTCCCCTGAGCGCTCCGCCGGCGATCCATCCGATCACCTTGGCGAAGTCTGTGAGGACCATTACACCTATTTTGACGATCCGGAAGAACGACTCGAAGTACAGGCCGATCGACTCGATAGTAGACTCGCTGGGAACCAGCTTGGCCATGAAGTTAGCGAACGCCTCGGACATCGCGTACAGTCCCTCAGCGGACGGGCCGCTGAAGACCTGCGAGAATGCCTGACCGATGCGCTGGAGCGGATCCCACATGGCGTGGAACAGAGAGGCGAGACCCTCAAGGACCTTCTCCCTACCACCGAGGTCAGCCCAGCCCTGGAGAAGGGCGTTTCGGGCGTTGCCCATCTGAGTGATGACGCCGCTCGGACCCGTGAGGAAGGCGCCGACCTTGGACCACAGTTCCTTGGCTTGCTCGAAGTCACCGAATATGATTCGGAACGACTGAGCCCAGGACGAACCCAGCTCCTCACCGATAACGCCCATCAACTGAGAGAACGTCTTGATGTCCTGAGCCGCCGACATACCAGTCTTGGCCAGCTCCTGGATCTGAGCGATCTGCTCCTCGGTGTACCCCATGGAGAGAAGTTGCTCGTCGGAGTACTCACCAGCCATCTGCTTCAGAGTCTCCATCATGATCTCCTGGTCCAGCCAGCCCTCTTGCAGGGAGAGTCTGAACGAACCATTCTTGGCGATCATCTCGTCGACGTTCTTGCCATGGATCTTGGCCGTCTGGATCAGCTGGTCCTGGAACTGCTTGGTAGCGATACCGGCGTTCTCCAGGGACATCCAGTCCTGAAGCTTCACTGTTCCCGCGGCCATAGCCTGAGACAGCTGGTACATAGCCCTCGAGGTGGCCTCTGAGTTGGCACCAGCGACTGCTGCCCAGTTCGCCAGACCCTTAATCGATGCGACCGAGTCATCCAGACCAATACCGGCAGCGGTAAACTTACCGATGTTGGACGTCATCTCACCGAAGTTGTAGATGGTCTGGTCCGCGTAGGTGTTCAGTTGGTCCAGAGCCGCGTTAACGGTCTGGATCGTCTCGCCCTTCTGGGCAGTGTTGGCGAGAATGGTCTGAACTGAGTTGAGCTGGAGCTCGTACTCCTTCATACCATCGATAAGGGGCTGAACCGTGAAGCTCGAGAGCATCGAGGAGCCGACTTCTGCGATCTTTCCACCGATGCTGGCGAGTGCGCCGAAAGCAATCGACTGGAGAGTCGAGAATTTGCTCGTAGTCTCGGCAATACCCGCCTGGGCCTCCGAGAAATTAAGGTTCTTGGCGGCTGCCGAGACCTGATTGATCCCCTCAACGCCGCCTCGAAATGCCAATCCCTCCTCGAGCTTCTTGACTCCGTTAAGAGAGTCCTGAACCCCGTTCATGAATTGGCCGTTGTTGAACTTAAGAGCGACTACCCGCTCCTCGATTGACGCCACTAGCCTCTCACCGCGCTTTCAAGCTGCTTGACGATGCTGTCGAATATAGGCCGGAGCGCCGGATTTATATAATCCACGCCCTGGACATAGCCACCGGTTCTGGTGCCATGCCCGTATTGCAATATGACTGCGATCGGGACACCCTGCTCCACGTGGGAGTTGTTCCAGACCAGCGAGACTCGATTTCTGCTCCGCTTGATCTCGTAGGACCAGCTGGATGCAGTGTAACCGGACCTGACCGGAGTAGCAGCAGCTAGCGCAGCCACCCCGGCCTGTCCGCAGTCGTCGAGGAAATCGAAGAAGCGGCCCTCTTTGAGTCTCTCGAGCCACTTCCCTGTGTCCATCCTCGAATCCATCTCCAGCGTAAACGCTGGACTCATGCTGCCCTTTCAAGAGCGGCCGCCATACCAGACACAATGGCACCCATAGCACCACGAGACCATGCCGTTTGGAGCTGGGTGGCGTCAGCGGGAATATGGGCAACCGTTGGGAGACCTGAGGCCTTCAAGGGATCCCATGTAGTCTGGGGCGCATCGAACTCCATGGACAGAATATCGCAGACCTTACCCGTGAGGAAGTCCGGATAGTTTGCCCTGCCGATATCCGCATTGTAAGCGTACCCCCAGGTCTTGAAGCCTCGCTCTCGCATCATATCGAACGCCCACTTGGAGTCGTAATACGCCTTGAGGATGACCTTCTGCTCCATGCCCTTGAACATGGCACAAACGTCTTTCCACTCACCGAGCTTGTGCTTTGGATCGAAGACGATGACGTGACTCTTGGAATACGTATCGATCAGCCAATCGATCGTCGCCGGCAAGTACTGGGTCTTCGATGCCTCGGCCTTGATCTCAGCCCAGGTGTACTCGTCAGCGTTCTTGGTCAGAGCCGGAACAAGACGCGACAGACTCTTATCGTGGCACCCGAACCAGACTCCATCCTTGCTCCGAGCGGCCGAGAATTCCAACGCGTGAGCATGGTAATCGACAGCCTGGGTGTACCCGATCTCCGTGTGCTCGGGCCAGGACTGCGAGCCACCCCGATGGCCTACGATGAAATGCGGAGTCGCGAGGAGCTCCGGGATAGTCTTGGAGCCCTCTGGGATTGCTCGCGTCGTGGATGTTGGATTCTCCCGAGTCCCGTCCCAGACGGTGACGCGAACGCCAGACCCGTCTGCAAGAGAAGGATCGAGCGAACCGGTCTGCTCCTGAAGCTGGACGTCGACGCCGAAAAGGGTTTTCACACCAGTTTCTGTTGGCGGAACATACGGCGACTGAGCATACCCGACGACGATCGACGACCAAGACAGCTTGGTATCCTTACCCCATGCGCCGTTGGTCAACGACTCGACGTTGGGCGGGAAAGTAGCCACCGGAAGGGCCGCTATGTCATGCTGCACGAACCCTGTGATCTGAGGAAATGGTCCGTCTTTCCAGCCATCGGCGCTTCCTCCAGGTGCACGAGGGACCAGGCTCTTGATCTTGGCCCCATCGAATACCATGAGAACTGCAACGTGCCGTCCGTTGTGGGCCGGGTCCGGAGACTTCCACACAACGTTCTGTGTGTCGGCAGGATCGGCAACCATTTTGACGGCTACAGTACAAGACCGGATGTCCTCGCCACCGGCGTACTTCCCGGTCCAACCTGCGGGCGTACAATCCCGCATGTGGTTGAGCTGCCCACCCACTACGAGTAGCGCCCAGTCTCCAGCAGCCGACGGGACGCTGAGCTTCTCGTCTTGGTTCTTGGAGACTGCGATACCCTTCATGTGGGATGCCATAATCAGGCCTTTCGTACGATAACCGTGTTCGGAGGAGTACCCGCGGGCACTTGCTCCTCACGACCGAGGACCATGACGTTCCCGTTACCACCGCCTCCGCCACCAGCAGGACGATTAGTCTTGATGGTGACGTCGACGACGTTGTCCTCGCTCAGGGTGACGTTCTTGGTGGCGCTCCAACCCTGGTCGTCCAGGAAGAGACGAGCATTGGTGCTTCGGAAGAACCACACCATACCGTCGATTTTACCGTTCTCTCCGGCAGTATCAACAAAGGTGGGGCCGTCATCGGGATCGACGGTTAGTGTGGCGAACGGGGGAATGTCTCCTTTGACGTGACAGTAAGGCACGATGGCCTCACTTGCCCTCGTCAGACTTCGGCTTGGCCTCGTTGAGCGCCTTCAGGATCAGGTCCTGCTTGTAGGAGATGTCCTTCAGCCAACCCACGATGGGGCCGTCGAAACGGCGACCGGCGATACCGGCACCAGTCTGGTCGGAGACCTCGACGAGGCGGTCCTTGATCTCGGAAAGCAGATCGGTTGCGTATGACACTTCGAGTTCCTCTCCGCCGTCGCTCGAACCTTGAGACGGACGGCCTTTGTTGTACCAGTAGCGGCATGCATCGGAGAACGGCACGCCGTACGCTTCGTAGGACCCATACATGGTCCCGGAATTGTAGCGAGACCCCACTCGGCGGAGGTCCTCGTAGGAATCACCCTCGGCATCGATAAGACCCTTGAGGATAGAGCAGCCGACCTCGGCAGACTTCTGCGGATCCCACCAGGCTCGGTCAGGATCGTTGATGAAATATCCGTTATAGGTGATCTGAAGCGGACCAACGCCATTCGAGGTACCCCACTCGGATACGATGGGCCAGAAGTAGTTCTTGAAGTTGTGCTCCGTGACCTCGCCCCAGCCCGAGCAGGCACCTCCGGCGTCGTGGCCGTAGATGTTGGCACCCTCCTCGCCGGTCTCCACCTTGAGGCAGCCGAGAGCGGCCCACCAAGGGCACCCAGTAGCATCAGCGGCGCGGAGAACGGCTTGCTGGATGGAGGTTCCTGCAGACGACTCGGCGTGCGAGGGGGCTGAGCTGCCATGGTTGTCCCGCCGGCGAAGGCAGTGGGTCCAGGACGCGGACTGGGTGTACGGATGTTCGTCGTACTCCTTGGACCGGACCTCTTGCTCAGTCTGGTCCCCCATCCAACCATCGTCACTTCCGTCCTCAGCGATCCATGCCTCAGACAGGATTGTCGGGTTGAGACCCGTAACAATGGCGACGTGCCCTTTACCGCCCGAAGCCGCCTCGGACAAGACGATATCGCCGATCTCGAAGCCGCCATCGGGCTCGTTGCCCGTCCAGGAATCTGAGATGTCGGCAAAGTTGCGCTGAGCACACTCCTCCCGAAGCGACCCGGTCCAGGTAGACCGGGGGAAGTAGCCGGCAGTGAAGGGCTCCCCCCACTCGTGATGAGCTGCGAGGTTATAGCAGCCCGCAACAAGGGCCGAGCAATCGGCGTTGGCGGGAGGGTTGATGAGCCAGCCGTCCCAATCGGACCGATCGTAGAAAGTCCAGCGATCTGGCTGCGAATAACCGACATCCGCGACGTCGGCGTAGTACCTGGCGCAGGATGCTGCGTATTGAGATACAGTCATTTTGACCTTTTCAGCCGTTAGAGTTCTCGATAGGAGCGAAGACCGTCGGGACGATCCTGTTACCCTCAGACTTGATCCACATGACTACCGTGTTGTTGGGGCGAACCTCGATAGTGGAGCCGTCAATGGTTCCGTCGCCCTTCGGGAGCGGGAAACAGGTTCGGGTCTTCACTTGGAACGCCGCCGGGATGTCTGCGAGCCGACGTTCGGTGTTGATTGGGCCGCTGAAGTTGGCCCCCTGCCAACCGTCACCCTTGATCCGGATGTAGACTGTCCCTGCCATGACCCGATACTGGTAGGAGCCAGCGCCTTCTCCGCTGGTGATCTCCTTCCAGCCGGTGTCAAATGTCCCGTATCCGGCAGCGGCCCGGTTGTTGAACCAGACAACCTTCTCGGACATGGACTCTTTGAGGTCGATCATCTTCTGCTCCGAGGAACCATCCTTTCGGACGACCCGTACCAGAGCCTTGGACCCCTCGTAGAAGGGCACGTCTAGCTCGAACTCGGGATTCGCGCCAAGGGTGATCGAAGCGTCAGTGACCCCATTACTGGGGGAGATGTAGACGGTACTAAACGGACTGGCCTCTCCCCGAACTTTGCCGTGGAGAAGAGGAGTGACACCAGGCATACTAACCTCTTGAGTTGTACTTGGCCCGTCTCGCCGCGTTCAGAGCCTGATTCTGTCGAAGCGTGGCGGCGGTCGACATCTTCTTGTCGGGTTGGTTCTTGACGTTGCACACCCGAATGAGTGTGAGAAGTCTGTTGAGATGCCAGTGCTGGCACTCGAACGGAATCTGGAGAGCGACCATCCAATAGTAGACCAGCTCCGACGTGATAACATTCCGTGCAGGGCTCTCGCCCTCGGCCTCTACGAATGTAGTGGCCGTCATCGTGTTGTCGATGTAGTCGCGGATCTGTATCACGTTGTCCCTGGACAGGTGCGAGTAGACGACGGGGTCGACGTCGTTCAGAGTCATGCACTTGACGTAGTCCAGGACCTGCTCTTCGGTGAGCTTCTCGTTGCCGATGTACGGGATGTGCCATTTGGACTCCCATTTTGACAGAGCGACGAGACTGTGTTCGAGCTCGAGGTCGCCCTCGAATCCGTTGATGAACTCGTTGCGATCCTCGTCGTAGAGCTCATCCCCGACGACGTGAATCGTCAGCATTCGTTCCTCCCTGGGTCACCACGGACCCCGGAGCGAATCACGGGGTCCGTGGGAGCTATCAGCCAGCAGCCTTGACGGCGGCGATGACCTCGTCCGGAGTCGGAAGGGTGGGGTCACCAGCCCCATCGCCCCAGATCTTCTTCTCGATAGCGGTCATACCGTTCTTGCCGATGACTGTGGAGTCGAGTGTGACGACACAGGTCGGCTTGTGGTCGGTAACGTTCACCGGAGTGCCCTTGAAGGACCACGAGAAGGTGATCGCCTCAGGGGAGTCGTTGATCGTTCCGTAAGAGCGCTCCGAGGGGGAGGCGGCCAGGCCGTACAGAAGGTGCAGCTTGTAGCCGTAGTTATTCTTCTGCTGGTCATTACCCTTGATGGTACGGTAGGCCAGACCGAAAGAGGTACGCTCCTGCTGACCGATGACGACCTTGTCGACGATGGCCGAGCCGTCACACTGAAGCCACTCGTCGGGGAAGGTGTAGGCCTCGATCTTGCCCTCGAACGTCTCCGCCGAGGTCAGAGAGAGGTACTTGATGTTGTCCGCGTACAGGTCGGTCTGCTCCGCACCAGACGGGGTCTCAGTCACGTTGGTGAGACCCGACCAGGCGACACCCTTGCTGTAAGCGCCAGTAGCGGGGTTGACGGGGAAGAGGACCCCACGGTCCACACCAGTCTCATAGAACTTCTTGCCCGTCTCGTCCCATGTGAGGGCTGCCATCTATACTCCTTGGTAGATGTTGAACACGTCGTGATGAAGGTTGTGCGAGACGAAGTGCCTCTCGAAGGTGGACATAGGCATGCCGGCCAGGACGTCCAGCACCGGCTCGTCGGGATTCCTGCTGATAAGGGTGACCGAATAACGAGGCGTGTAAATCCAATTGGTGTTGTCCCCGAACTTCGAGTCGGCTCGACTCCGTTCGTACACGATGCACGGGTAGGTGAGCTGGACGGACTCCGGGGGTTGGAAGTAGACGTTCCTAGAGCCCAGCGCTTCGACGAGTTTCTGATGGAACTCAAGGCGTTGGGCCATTGTACACCTCTCCGAGGTTGAGGATGAGACGGGGGCGGCGGACCTCCACGTTTGTGACGACCCAGCGCGCCCCCATCCACCTCACATACTTGATGGCGAAGAAGTTCTCCTCGGCGTAGGAGTCGGCCACGATAGAGATCTCGTTGTTGAGCCGGAGATTCTGGAGAACCTTCGGCTCACTGTCGTACTGCTTCTGGGAACGATTCACGTCCCCGTAGTACTCCCTCTCCGTGACCTTGTCCTCGAACACTCCCGGCGATGTCTCGACGGCGTGTCCGTAGCCTATGCTTCCGAAGAATCTTGCCATTTTGACCGGATCAGGCCGTAGCCTTCTCGATGACGATCGCGGACTTGTACTTCGTCAGCGAGCCCGAGCAACGAGCCTCCAGCAGGTACTTCTGCTGGTTGAAGTCGATGTCGAACTGCTCGAAGAAGGAGGTCTCGCCACCCTTGTCCGCACCCAGGGTGTAGTCCTGCATGTTGACGATGATGCCGAGCAGGTTCTGGGTCTTACCCCCGACCTCGCGCTTGGCGCCCTCCATGACCTCGACCTCGATGACGTCCGAGACGTTCAGGGCGTTGGCGACAGCCTGCCGGGTCTCGTAGATGTAGCGCTCGTTGTGGTCCTTGATCTCGAGCATGTCGCAGATGAACCCGTTCGTGGTGAACAGGACCGGCGAACCTGAGCCCTTGTAGAACTTCCGGGACCGGCGAACGACGTCGATGACGTCGGCGGTCTTGGCGTCCTTGTCGATTAGGACCTTGTGGGAGAACAGCTCGTCATCCTTCCAGATCGGACGGATGTTGCTCTCCTTGATCTTGTCGGGGTTGGACACCTCACGGCCGTCACCAATCAGGACGGCGCGTGCGAGCTCCTCCTCGAGGGCCAGGCGAAGGTTCTGCTGCATCCAGGCAACGACGTTGAACGTGGTGATGTCGAGGACATCGTCACGGTCAATCTTCGTCTTGTTGTAAACGGTCGTCGGCTCGGTCTTCCGGTTGGCGACCTCGTAGACGACGTCCTTCTTGCGACTGGCCTTGACGTAACCCTTGGCCCGCAGGTCGTCAGCGGTCAGGTTGGACCACTGGGTCTTGACACGGGAGAACGGCGAGTGCTTGGCCCCCTGGAGAACCTTGGAAACCCAAGAGTTCTCGCGCATGATGCGCTGGGGCTCCGGGTCCAGGTTGGTGGCGTCCGGAAACAGCAGCTCCGGGTTCTTGATACCGTAGTCCGCGGCGTGCGCCAGGACCGCGGTGCGGAGCGTCATGCCGGGCTGGCGAGCCTCGGCGAAGATCTGCTCCTCATCGGCGTGAGAGAGGTGCGGGCCCATAGCGGCACGAGCGTCGCCCTCGAAGATGTTGGAATGCATCAGAGTATCACCCCCGAAGTCGCCGTGTTCGGCGTCCTCATCGTAGTCTTCGTCGTCATAGTCCTCATCGAACTCTTCGTCCTCGTCGAAGTCCTCATCATCGTCATCAACGTCACCGCTGATCTCCTCGATAAGGGCCGCAACAGCCAGACGCTGGTCATCGTCGAGGGTCTCGAGGACATCGGCGACCGTGAGGTCGTCCTCGTCGTAAACCTCGTCTTCGTCCATGGATTCTGTGTCCTCCGTTGTTTCTCCGGAATCGTGCGAGAGCGTAAGACCGGAATAAATGACGGCCTCATCCTCGGACTCGGTCCATGAACCATCCGAGTGCTCAAGAGCAACGTTGTCGATCAAAGCTCCCGGGTTGGCCCCAGACAGGACCATGGAAACCTCGACGATGTTGCCGTGAATAACGTCACCACCTCGCTGGTCGAGGCGGTTGGCGTAGATCGAGAGAGCCTTGACGTCGCCGTGCTTCACGAGCTCCTTGGCGTTATCTGCACCAGGAGTGTCGTTGAACGCGCAGTAGGCGTAAACACCCTCATCCCGATTCTCGAGCAGTGCATGCCCGAGAACATTGTCGACGGCGTTGTGCCCATGCTGCCATACAAGCGGCACGCGCTGGCCGTCATTCTCCTTGAACGCATTATGCTTGATAGTGCGCCCATCGGAGCAGGTCAGGTCGTTCTTAGTGGCCCAGCCACTGAAGTCGAACTTCATCCTTCTCCTCTGACTTGGCTCATCGGCATGCTGAGCACTGACTGAACATCAGGACCGGAGTCCGGAATATCCCCCTCGCCGTCCAGGGAGGTGTCACCCATCTGCGGGTTGATGTTCGGGTTCTGCAACTGATCCGCCTGCTCGTTCGGGGATGGCGGAAGACCAATCCTCGTACGAGCCTCGTTCGGCGTGATGACCTGGTCCCTGAGCATGGTATCCAGGGATGTGACGATCTGGCTCGGAGGAACATTCTTGAACGGATCGCGGATGTACTGAACGGCCTGCCCCTGGGTGCGCGCGGTCTTCGTGAGGAAGGCCTTACTCATCCCATCAGCGAGTGCCGAGAGCACAGGCTCCACGGCCCGGTTCCAGTAGTGCGTCCAGACGATCTCCGTCGCAGTACCCTTGAAGACGTCCTCCGAGATACCCAGTCGACTCATGAGCTCAGCGGTGAGGAACTTGATCTGATCGAGCAGGTTGTTCTCAGCCGGGCGGTTCAGCTGAGTGATCTTCTCGGAGCCGTCGGTGTAGGCGATCCCGTGGCCGCCCTTGCCGAGCTGATCCTCGATAGACTGGATGCGGTTCTCCGCCCGCTGGCGCATGGCTTCGGTCTTGACGACATAGGGGAGCTGGATGATGATGTCCAGCTTTCCGGTGTACGTCTTCTCATCAGCCAGGTCCAGCATGGAGAGCTTACGACTCAGTCGCTTGAGGGTGGAGTTCGGCTTGTTCATCACCTCATAGAGAGGGTTCTCGATGATGGCGACGGTGCGCTTCGGCAGGATAACCCGCTCCTTGGTAGAGCGAGTCTGGTTGTAGACCTCAACCTCGACCTGCTCGGGGAACCACTGTGTGATTCGCCCGACTCGCAGCTGTTTGATGTCGAAGCTGTTGTTGGTCCTCGGGTCCAGGTCCGATTCGACCGGAACGATTGCGATGACGCCCTCGTCGAACAGAGACAGCACAGCATCTTGAATGAAGGCTCGGCCGCTCTGGTCGATGTTGGGCTCCAGCATCAGGCAGTCGTTCAGGGCCGACCGCCGAACACCAATAAACGTTCCATTTTGAGCTGTGTCGACATGTCGGATCGGCGTGGCGGACACGTCGATGGCGATCATGTTAAACAGCGACGAGATGATCGACTTGTCGGCCGTCCATCCGAGAGCAAGCCGGTCGGCCCGTACGGAGTAGGACGGACCGAGGTTTGATCGGTCGATGTCCCTGCCAGTGAAGGCGTTGTAGGCGTGCTGTAGTCTATCTCGCAGTCCTATGTCCTTCACCTCCTAGTCGAACATGTCCTTGTTGAGTTTGTAAGCGACCCAGGCGTCCATCAGGGCGGCGACCGAGTCGATCTTGTTCTCCCGTCGGGCCTTCAGGAGCTTGCGGTTCCCGTTGGTATCCTCCAGGGTGATGGCGTTCCCCATCGTGAAGGTCATCATGGACTGATCGAAGAGGAGCTTGCGATCCTCCGCCATGTCCTTGATTTCACCAAGAGGCACCGACTCAGTCCGGGCTCCCTGGATGACCTTCTCGATGCCGAACGGTCCGTTCTCGTTCTCCCAGCGAGTCACGAACTCCTTGGCGTTGTACGGGTCGAAACCCAGGCAGCGCACGTCGTACTCGCAGTCAGCGATGAACGCCTCGAGATCCTCGTAGACGTTCATCATGTCAAGAACCGTACCCTCGAGTACCATGAGCGAGCCCTCCTGTAGGAACTCCTCGTACTTCTGACGAGTGGCTCCCGGAAGGCGCAGCATGGTGCGCTCGGAAATGTAGCAGCGCGTCTTGACGCCAAACCTGCCCCGGCTGAGGGGGAACAAGAATGTGAAGGCGGTGAAGTCATCGCCTTGTGACAGGTCGACGCCGATGGAACAAGGCATACCCCAGAAGTCCTGACGGTTGTGCCGTAGGGTCTCCTCGTAGGTGAAGAAGTACGTGTACCCCTCCATGGGAATGCCGAACCTCTTGGCCAGGATATCGTTCCTAGCCGCAGGCACATGCTCTGCTCGTTCGACGTCTCGCTGATATGTCTCGTAGGAGACGGTGGCCCCGAGATTTGGCTGGGCCTTCAACCAGGTCGACGGATCCCCGACCTCCTTGAGGTCATCGAGCCTGTAGTAGAAGATGGAAGTATGGGGATCCGAGTACTCCCCTCGAAGAATGTTGAGGAGCTCCATCTTCATGTTGTCGCCGGCCGAGTTCCTGACGGTGCCCTCCGAGGACACTGCCAGAATAAGCCAGTCGTCGACCTTGGATGCGCCCTGCTCGATGGCACCAACCACATCTTCACGAATATCGCCCGAGAGCCACTCGTCCACCGTGTTCATCTTGGTGCGGAGGCCCTGAAGCTTATCGATCGACATGGGTCGAACCTCGAGCAGGCTGTTGGTCATGAAGTTCTCGATCCCCTTCTTGGTGGGGACGAGTTTCTGCCTGAGAGCGCGGCTGCCGGTCGTGTTCTGGAGAGACCCCTGAGTCATGAAATCGAACAGGGGGCCCTTAGCTCTTGTAATGGCCGTGCGGAAGGGCTGCATGACCTCCTCGGCCTGCTTCATCGTCGGCGCAGTCGTCACCTGGTGGGTGGTCGACGTGTCGATCGTGAGGAAGTAGGCTTGGAGGAGGGTTTCATACAGAGACTTCGCCCCGCCTCGGGCGACGATGATGTACTGCTTGTTGATGAGGCGCTGCTTCACCCGGCGTTTCTCGAAATGACCGCCAGCTGTCGTCTTGTTAGGGACGTAGACTGATCGCTCGGTGAAGATCCACCATCCGAAGATCTGTTCGGCCCAGAGCTTGAAGCTCGGTAGGAGTCGAAGATCGGATCCGTCGGTTAGAGTCATCTCCGCTTCCGCGAAGCGGATGAACCCCTCCACAGCGTCGCTATCGTAATAAAAACCGGGATTGCGAATCCGATCATCGATCCTATTCATCTCCATCTCGATCTCCTTGCAGATCGGAATCCGGCCTGCGAGGACATCGTCTCTGAACTCAGCGTAATATCGCGGGGTAGCGGTATTGGAGAGCATGGTTAGCGGCGACGCTTCTTAGAGCCCCGCGTTTTCTTCCGATTGCGCGCTGCTCCGACCGCGGCACCTGCCAGATTAGCGCTCAATCCGGCGGCGCCCACCAAGGCGATCTTGTCGGAATTGGTAAGTTTGAACTTGGACTTGGGGCGCACGACCCGGGTCCCGTGGGTAGCGAGCTTCCGGAAGCCAACCTCCTTGCCGGCAGCCTTCTTGGCGTACTTATACCTAGCTGCGTACGCCGCAGACTTGGCCGAAGCGCCTGGGGACTTAGCGCCCCTTGACGCCTTACTGGCTGCGGACTTAGCGGCGCTTGCGGCCTTGCCGGCTGCAGAACCAGCCTTAGACTTAGCCGAACGTGCTGCCATACCGGCTGCGGACTTTACTCCACCCACGCCGCCTGCAGCGGTCCGACGCGCCTTGTTACCGACCTTCCACGCCCCTTGCTTGGCCCGGAAGCCAGCGGAACGAGCTGCGTGACCGGTCTTGAACGCGGCAGCGTTGGCGGCGAGACGAGTGGCCTCGGCGTACTTGCCGGCCTTGGTGGTCTTCAGCTTCTCGGCCGTACTCTTGGCATTGGCTGACTGAGCCTTAGCGAACCGCTTGGCCTGCGCCGACTTGGCACGAGCCTGGGCTCCGAGATTGCGACCCTTGCCCTTGGCAAAGTCCTTAGCGGATGCTCCGTGCTTCTTAGCTAGAGCCGCGATCTTCTTACCATTGCCCGACTTATGTAAGTAGTACCCTGCACCGGCGGCAGCCGCCGTGCCGAGAACACCGGCGATAGCGGCTTTCTGCTTGCGTGAGAGCCCCTTGCGCTTCTTGGTTGATCCGGCGCCTCCGGAAGCGGCTCGCTGCTTGCGAACGCCCCACTTCATGCCTTTGACGCCATGGTGAGCGAGGACCTCGTCCTCATCGATGAAGAACAGTGTGTCTGTCATGTCATAGTCCTATTACTTGAACCGTTTGGCGCCCTTGATGGCGGCAGATCCGCCCTGGCTAGCAGCCTTCTTCAGCCCCTTCTGGATTGCGTTCTGCAGGGTGTTGAATGCAGCCTCCTCGGCCGCCTTCCCTACCTTGCTACGATAGCGCTCCATCCGGGTTTGGGTCAGCTGACGATACTCCTTCTCCAACCGGATACGGTTATTGACCCGCCTAAGTTGATCATCGGACATGCCGTCTATTTTGGCCTGCTTAGCCGAAGTCCACTTCTTCGCACCCTTGATGCGAGACTTGCGGATTCCCCAGCGCATCCCCTTGATGCCGTAGTGAGCGAGAACGTCGTCGTGCTGAACGACTCTCTTGATCTTCCTCGCTCCCTTGACCGCTTTGGTGAGTAGCTGTTTCTCGGTGGGGGCGATCCCAGCGGCCTTAGCCCCCTGATATCCCAGGTAACCGAGAGCTAGAGCGCCTCCGGCCCGGCTGAGATTCCCCGTGGCGATGTTCCCAACGCCGCGAACGGTCTTGCCAGCGTAGTTGCGAGCGTTCTTCCGACCGCGCTGCCTTCGGGCCTGAGAAGCCCGCTTGGACATGTCGGTATTAGCGACGGCCTTGTCGAACTCGCTCTTGTAGAACGGATCCTTCGAGCGAGCTTTGACTGTTGCCTTGATCAGCTTCCGCCGATTGCCGGCACCCTCGCCGTAGTACATCTTGGCCTGGGTGAATTCCTTAGCGTCACGACGAGCACGACGGCGAACGCCCCACTTCATACCTTTGACGCCGTAATGCATCAGCTCCGAATGACCCATTCGCTTGTTATGCCCCTTCTTGTAGTACCTGCGAGCGGCTTCAGCGAGAGTTGCATCGGTTGCGTAGGTCTTGCCTAGCTGGCCGGTGTCGAGTTCGTTGTAATACTTCTCTCGACGCTCAGTAGCGGTGAGTTGACGGTTGCGCTGGTTGCCAAGACGCCAGTCCCTGGCCGCCTTTGCTTGCGCCTTGCGCTTCTTGATGAAGGCCTCAATCGTAGCGATGTCGTGATCGCCATACTTAGCCTTGAGTTTGGCCTCATACTTGGCGCGGCGCTCAGCATTCCGCTGCTCACGGCTCTTCCGAGCGCCTTTACGCATCCCCTTGACCCCGTAGTGCATGAGTTGGTCGCTCATGGAGTCTCCTTCTGCAGGTTGATACGCCAGGCGTACTCCTGAAGCTGCTTCTCGATCGCCGTCACGACGAAAGAGTTCGCAGGCGGGTCGAATACGAGCCGCACTTGCAGATACAGGTACGTCTTAACGGCTTCAACGTTCTTCGTGACGCCACTGAGGTACTGATCCCAGGTCTCTGTCTTTCCGGCGATCTTGAACGAGGGGAGACCGATCTCCTCTGCGAACATTAGCGCCGTGTTTGTGTGGAGAATAATCTCCTGATCGAAAGCCGTATAGTCCTCGGTGATGCCGAGAGCCTTCTTGATGTCATTCAATATCGAATCAGCCACGGTCACCTCCAGGGTATCGTGTCATTCGGCGTTCTCTCGACTAGAGGCTTGGGTAACAGGCTCGCGTCGCCGAAGTGAATCGCGTTATGGGTGTCGTGTCGCACGCAGACCAGGTATTCGGGGTCGAGGATGTCGGGATTGAACTCTCCCTCGAGGTCCTCGGGCCGAATCGGGTTCATGTGATGAACAAGAATCTTACCGTAGATGTCGTGACCCGGGACCCCGAGGTCGCATGCGTCGTCTCTGAGGATAACCTTCTGCCTTGCTTGACGCCATTCGGTCGAGTGGTAGAAGGATTGGTTCAGATACCGTTCGAAACCGAAGGTCTGATCCCCTGGATCCTGATTGAGACGTAGGTACTCGTACCGTTCCTCGAAGGATTCGATGCGAGAGAGTTCATGGTAGGTCCGAATCCGACTCAAGACCCACACCCCCTCCGGCGTAGGACTTGAACGCCTCGAGAACCTCCTTGTAGGCCTCCTCCCCTCGTGCTGAGGCCGCCAGAGCGTCGGCTTTGGCCTTGAGCATGTCGTTCTCGGCCTTGATTCGCTCCTGCTCCAACCGCTCACGGCTCGTGGCGAGCTTGAGGTAGTGCGTGATGATGGAAGGAGGAGCCGTGCCGTCCAGTAGCATCTCCTCGGCTCGCTGGACTGCGAGCGAAATGAGTTGATTCTCCTGCTGCTCCGGAGTGGCGGCCCGTCCTCTGGGTGACTTCTTGGCCCTTGCCACGGAGTTCTCTCCTATTCCGGGTTCCTTTGCTGTTTCCGAATCTGGGTTTCAGGTAGGACAGGACGACTTGCGTACCCCTCGTTGGGTAGAAAGGAACGAACGCAAGAAGACCCCAACGACACAGGTCGTCCTGTCTTATCCGAAACCCGGATTCGGTGTGCCCAAACCTACCTCCGGGGAAAATGCGAGGTGCGGGCGCAATAGGAAAGGATGCTTTAGCAAATC